AATAAGAAGAAAAATTCTAGAGTTCGGTGGTAGCGAGTCAGAAGGCGGATTGGCGGATCCTTCTGGAATATTAAGTACACCTCAATCCGACAAAGTTTATATGAGAGAAGGCGGCTTGGCTATGCTGGGACAGATAACCTCTCATGGAGGTAGTGGACCCTTAGACTCTTATCGTCAATTTTTGAGTGAAGTCATAGACCAGAATCAAGTTGAGCCTTTTATAGATGAAATTCACCAAATGGCTTCTGAAAGATTTAATTTAGGTGGAGGCAACACGGGTGGTCAAAGCGTTTTTGGACCTATGAAAATACAAGATATGAAAGCAAAGTTAACAGGACCTCCTATTACAGGGATAGGGATTTCTCCTACTATGAAAACTGACTTATTTCCTAATGGTTTCCCTAAACCTCAAGATTACGATAGACCGCAGCCCGACTTTACGCTGAATAAACTTCCTCTTTTATCTAACTTTGGACCAGATAGTTATTCTTTGTCTACTAACCCTGCTCTTGCTTCTCTTGAATTTCAAAGTGCAAGACCTACTTTAGGCGTTTTACCTGAAATGACTTACGAGCAAGCTCTTAATCGACAACAACAACGAGATATAAAAAGTCCAGAAGAGAACGCTAGAATACAAGCCGCTTTAGCTAAGGGGCCTTCAGACCCTAACGCAGGGTCCCCTATGCAAGGAATATTTAATATTCCAGAGGAACCTAGACTTTTCGCCGATGGCGGCGGTGTTTCCAGCTTAATGAAGAAAACAACTGTTGAAATGCAAGAGGTTCCTGCTGACAGGAACATGTTGGTAATGAACCGGATTATGAAACAAGGTGGTGTAACCCAATCCCGCGACCCACGGCTCATGGCCCAGTTAGCACAGGTTCTTGGAAGAGATGGCTAAGGATCAACAAAGTTATAGAGATGTTTTATCTCGTTTAGAAGCTAAGGACAAAAAAGGTACTTCCATAGAAGATGCGTATGATGCTTTATCTTTTTTACCCGTCACGGGTGAAGCTATAGCGGCATACGAGCTGCCGGAAGTTTTGTCTCAAAGCGGTAAAATGATTTCAAGCGATGATTTTGTAGAAGCAGCGGCGGGTACTGGTATGGCTACTTTAGGTGTTGCAAGTATGTTACCTATTGTGGGTTCTGCGGCCAAAGCAGCTAGAAAAGGTCTTGAAGGTTTTATACCTTATTTGGGACCCAAGACAGCCACAGCTGGGGGCCCTGATATAGATTCAAGTGTTATGAAGATGGAAGGCGATACGTCAGGTGTGTCTGCTGTTCCTGACGATTTAAATTTAGGCTCGGGCAGTTTATTTAGTCCAGAAGTCAAAAAGGGTCGTAAACTTTTGATTGTGTCATGTAGTGCAGACAAATGCCCAGATCCTGGAGATATGGAAGCTTTTGATCGTTACACAGGAGACATGTTCAAAAGTATAAAGAAACAAGGTATTCCTGAAGAGAATGTAGATTTAGCTATTATGTCCGCTAAGTATGGTCTTATAAGAAGAGACACAAAGATACCAACTTACAATGTAAAGATGAATAAAGAGATAGCAAATAATCTTTTGAATGATCCTACTCATGTAAACCGTATAAAGAACACTATTGAGGGTTATGATGAGGTTGTAGTAGAAGGATCTGATCTTTACAAAGGTGTGGTCAAAGAAGCTGCTGGCGATATACCTTTAAGAGACTTTAAAGTAGATTTTAAAAAGGCTGTAGAATCAGGCGAAGTAAAGCCTGATGGAGGATATGGATCGGGTAGACAAAAACAATCTGTAGGAAATTTTCTTAGATCTAATACACCTGTTGATGTGTATCATTTTTCTATGGAACCAGGTTTTTCTAAATTTGATTTAGATAAATTACCTTATTTAGATCTAGGTCCACATGTTGGGTCTACACCAAAAGCGGCATCTGACAGGTTTTTTACAAAAAACTATGGTATAATGCCGGATCTTAGTACAAGATATGAGGGTAAAACCACTGATGAAATATTGAAGGACATACAAGAACGAGGTATTAAACCTACCAACGAGAATTTTCTTGGAGGATCTATACCTTTAAAAGCAGATTTAAGTAAGCCTTTTTTAAACCCTGAAACAAAAAAACCTTTTACTGAGAAAGAGTTGGATATATATAAAGCTAACCAACTTGCTAGGCTTAGTAATAATAAATTTTCAAAAGATGATTTATTTTTTGAAAACCCTAATGTTTCAGACGATGACATAAGACAAGCTATGAAAAAACTTTCAAGAGAGTTGGCTGAGAAAGGGTTTACACATATACCTTATATTAATGATTTTGAATCTAAAGGTGATTTAAGTTACGTTATGTTAATAGATAGACCTAAAGATAGCAAAGCTGTTTTAAAAGGTAAGTTTGGTAAGAATGATCCAAAAGAGAGAACTAATCCTGATATAATGAAAGAGGATGGCGGCGTCGTCAGTTTGAAAGATAGAGCGGTAAACATGAACCGTGGACCACAAGGTATTGAACCTTTTATAAAATTCATGGTATAGTACCCAAAAGGAGAGTTACATGGCAAGAGAACCAATAGGCAGTATGATGGAGGGTGTTCCATCTCAGATGGACGAAGATGAATTAGCTGCTGAAGTAGAGATAGAGATGCCAGACAGTCTTGACATGGGTCCTATCCCAGAAGACGTAGAGATTATGGAAGAAGATGATGGAAGTGTTATCGTTGATTTTGAGCCACGAGATCAACGAGGCACGACTGAAGACTTCTATGCTAACTTAGCTGAAGAGATGCCTGATGGGTTACTTGGCAGAATTGCGAGTGAGTTAACAGGTGAGTTTGATGAAAACAAGAGTGGTAGACAGGAGTGGGAAGATGCTTTCGCCAATGGTTTGGAATTACTTGGGTTTAGCTACGAAGAAAGATCACAACCATTTAGAGGCGCAAGTGGGGTTACTCACCCGCTTTTGGCGGAATCGGCAACGCAGTTCCAAGCCCAAGCCTTCAACGAACTGTTGCCCCCAACTGGCCCCGTGCGAACTACTGTGCTTGGATCGAGCACTCCTGCAAAAGAAGATCAAGCTCAACGAGTAAAGGAATTTATGAACTACTACATAACTTGTGTTATGGAAGAGTATACACCTGAACTTGATCAGATGTTATTTTATTTACCGTTAGCGGGTAGTACGTTTAAGAAAGTTTACTATGATGAGAATTTGGAGCGAGCTGTAAGTAAGTTTGTTCCAGCTGAGAATTTGATTGTACCTTACAACACCACGGATCTAGAAACTTGTCCTAATATCACACAGGTTTTAAAATTAAGTTTAAATGATTTGAGAAAGCGTCAAGTTTCTGGATTTTATAGAGATATACCTGTGATACCTGCTCAAAACGAATCAGGAAGTTTAACTGAGGAGATTGAGAGAATTGATGGTATGTATCCATCTCAGATAGATTATGACTGTACTTTATTAGAATGTCATGTTGATTTGGATCTTGAAGGTTATGAAGAGACAGACGAGGACGGTGAGCCGACAGGCATCAAAGTTCCCTATATTGTCACTCTTTCTCAAGATAATGGCCAAATTCTATCGATTCGCAGGAATTACAGAGAAGACGATAAGAAAAAAGCAAAGATACAATATTTTGTACATTACAAGTTTCTTCCGGGATTTGGTTTTTACGGACTAGGACTTATTCATACCATTGGTGGTCTTTCGCGAACCGCGACTGCTGCACTAAGGCAGTTGATAGATGCAGGTACATTATCGAACTTACCAGCAGGATTCAAGGCCCGCGGCCTACGGATCAGGGATGATGATGAGCCTTTGCAACCGGGAGAGTTTAGGGATGTAGATGCCCCTGGTGGTGATATAAAAGCAAGTTTAATGTCTTTACCTTTCAAAGGTCCTGACCAGACTTTGATGAGTTTATTGGGTTTTGTAGTCGATGCTGGACAGCGATTTGCTACGATTACAGATTTAAAGGTTGGTGATGGAAATCAAAATGCAGCGGTAGGAACGACTATAGCGATGTTGGAACAGGGCTCACGGGTCATGTCTGCTGTACATAAGCGTTTACATTATGCGATGAAGATTGAGTTTAAGTTGTTATCTAAGGTTATGTCAGAGTTTTTACCTGACGAATATCCTTATAGTATAACAGGTGTTGATAGCAGTATTAGACGGGAAGATTTTGATGACAGGGTAGATGTATTACCTGTATCTAATCCGAATGTTTTCAGTCAGGCCCAGCGCATATCTTTAGCTCAAACTAAAATGCAGTTAGCTACAGCAGCTCCTGACATGCACAACATGTATGAGATTTTTAGAGACATGTACGAGGCGCTGGGCGTAAGGGATATTGACAGGATCTTGAAACGTACCCCAGAGCCCGAGGCTACACCGAAGGATCCAGCACAAGAGAACATAGATATTTTAGATCAAATTAAGTTAGTAGCTTTTGAAGGGCAGAATCATGAAGCTCACATAATGTCGCACATGGTTTTTGGATCCACACCTCTAGTCGCTCAATCTCCACAAATGGCGGTAGCCCTTCAAAAACATATAATGGAGCACGTTAAGATTGGAGCGCGTGAAAGAGCTGCGGTTGACTTAATTCAAGCCGGTGGTGGTCAGGCTTTATCAGAAGAGCAGATGATTGATATAGAAGCTAAAACAGCTCAATATGTAGCTGAGGGTATGTCACAACTAAAAGCTCTAAGTGGCCAATTAAGTGGTCAGGGTCCTGATCCATTAGTTCAGTTGAAAGAGAAGGAGTTGCAGGTGAAAGCGCAGGCTGAACAGAATGATTCTCAGATAGACAGGGCTAAACTAGGGCTTGAAGAGCAGAAAGTACAGCAGAGGGACGATCAATTCCAGCAAAGACTACAAAGTCAAGAAAAAATAACACAGGCTAGAATTGATTCTGCGATGGAGCGAGAGTTATTGAAACAACGAAACAACCAAGGGGGTCAATAATGGCTAAAGAAGGTGATAAAAGAAGCGAGAAGGATTTGAGGAAAGAGTTTTTTGATGGTCCTGCTTCAGATTCTATGAGTTTTGAGCAATTTTTAATTAGAGAGGGTCATGGAGACAAGGTTAAACCTGTAAAAATGGCTGATGGCGGAGAGGTGTTTGCTCCAAACTCTGATTACTACAGGGATTTAATGTAAAAGTGACAGCTTTTATGCTTGCTTGTACCCTAAATGGTATAGCCACTGGTGGTATTTACTTTCAAGATGTCAATGTTTGTTTGCAATACAGAGATAAATTAAACAATCAAACATATATGAAAGACGACAAACCACAGGTGTATGAATGTATGTGTAAATTAATACCGTTTGTAAATGCAGAAGAAGTAAAGGTATATTAATGGTTACAGTTGAACAGTTTCTTAAATGGAAAATACTACCAAGATGTATGATGCTTGCTAGTACAGTCATGTCATGGAGATGTGCTGAATGGTTCATGGATTTAGATGCACCTACAGCAGCAC